CACAGAGATCGATATCGACACACTGATCCTGAACGGCCTGCTCTCGGAGCTGCAGGCGTCAGACCCGGAGAGCTACGAGATTCTCATGGCGATTGCGGACGGGCTTTCCGAACGCGCCGGTGCAGAGCGGCTGCATATGCCCCGGAACACCTTTGTGTATAAGAGGAACCAGCTTCTGAAGCGGCTCAAGGAAAAATTCTAAAAATCTTTCGGCCAACCCCTCCTTTCCTGTCCAGATGGGTCATTGAAAGGCAACACGAGACGCCTTGGGAAAGGAGGGACCGCCGATATGAGTTACAACGCGAACCATTATGACGCCCGTGCCGACGAGGACATTGTTGATGTCCTGACCGCAATTAGCGTGGTGTCAAAGAGACTGGCGAACAACCTGACCGTCGCACGCCAGCAGAGCAAATCCAGGGAAGGAGGAAAATCACATGAGCAGAATGAGCGATATGGCACAGACCATCGAAGACTTACGCAGTGCTGCCGCTGCTATTTCGGATGCCGCTGACTGGCTGACGAAGATGTTCAGCGGAGAGCCGCAGGCAGAGGATGCTCCTGCTTCTCCTCCTGAACCGGAACTGACGCTGGAGCAGGTCAGAGCCGTGCTTGCGGACAAATCCCGCCAGGGACACACCGCCGAGATCCGCGCCCTGCTTCAAAAGTACGGCGCGTCCAAACTGTCGCAGATCGACCCCGCACACTACAAGGCGTTGCTCGCCGAAGCGGAGGTACTGACCAATGGCAGTTAAACACGCAGTCTTATCCGCTTCTTCTTCCGAACGGTGGCTCAACTGCCCGCCCTCCGCAAGGCTGTGCGAAGCCTACGAAGACAAGGGCAGCAACTACGCCGCCGAAGGGACGGATGCCCATGCGCTCTGTGAGTTCCGGCTGAAGCAAGCTCTGGGGATTCCGGCGGACAATCCCATCGAAAGCCTCTCTTGGTACAACGAGGAGATGGAGGACTGCGCCGCCGGGTATGCCGCCTATGTATCGGAGCTTCTGGAGACCGCAAAGCAGACCTGCGCCGACCCGGTCATCCTGATCGAGCAGCGAGTGGATTTCTCCCGCTGGGTGCGGGACGGCTTCGGCACCGCCGACTGCATCGTCATCGCTGACGGTGAGATGAACATCGTGGACTATAAGCACGGCAAAGGCGTGGAGGTCAGCGCCGTGGATAATCCGCAGATGATGCTGTATGCCCTGGGCGCTCTGGAGATCTTTGACGGCATCTACGACATCGATTCCATCCGCATGACCATCTACCAGCCCCGGAAATCCAATATCAGCGTCTGCGTCATGGAAAAGGACGAGCTTCTCGAATGGGCGCAGAATGACCTGACCTATAAGGCAAAGCTGGCATACGAGGGCGGTGGCGATTTTCACTGCGGCGAATGGTGCCGGTTCTGCAAGGCAAAGGCCGAATGCCGGGAACGAGCCGAAGCGAATCTCACGCTTGCCCGGTACGACTTTGAGGAGCCGCCCCTCCTGACCGATGAGGAGATCGCCGGCATCCTGGACAAGGTTGACGCGCTTACCGCCTGGGCTGCGGATGTGAAAGAATACGCGCTCCAGCAGGCAATCAGCGGCACGGCGTTCCCCGGCTGGAAGCTGGTCGAGGGCCGCTCCAACCGCAAGTACACCAGCGAATCCGCAGTCGCCGCAGCCGTTGAGGGCGCAGGCTTTGACCCCTATGAAAAGAAGCTCCTCGGCATCACCGCCATGCAGAAGATGCTGGGCAAATCCCGCTTTGAGGAGCTTCTCGCACCCTACATTGAAAAGCCGCAAGGCAGGCCGACGCTCGTGTGGTCGAGCGATAAACGGCCCGAATGGAATACCGCAAAAAATGATTTTATGGAGGAAATGTAATATGGCTAACAACACAAACAGAGTCAACAACCCTATGAAGGTCATCACCGGTCCCGACACCCGCTGGTCCTACGCCAACGTCTGGGAGCCCAAGTCCATCAACGGAGGCACGCCGAAGTACTCGGTTTCGCTGATCATCCCGAAGTCCGACACCAAGACGGTGGCGAAAATCAAGGCCGCTATTGAAGCCGCCTACCAGGAGGGACAGGCCAAGCTGAAGGGCAACGGCCGCTCCGTACCTCCTCTCTCCGCAATCAAGACCCCGCTGAGAGACGGCGACATTGAAAGACCCGATGATCCCGCCTATGCGAACGCCTACTTCATCAACGCCAACTCCGCCACTGCTCCCGGCATCGTGGACGCAGACCGCAATCCCGTGCTGACCCGCTCCGAGGTGTATTCCGGCGTGTACGGCAGGGCGTCCATCAACCTGTACGCCTTCAACAGCAACGGCAACAAGGGCATCGCCTGCGGGCTGAACAACCTGCAGCTTATCCGTCCCGGCGAACCCCTGGGCGGCAAGGCCAGCGCTGAAGCCGACTTCGCAACTGATGACGACGAGGATTTCCTCGGTTAAGACAAGGGAGGTAAACGACCATGACAATGATTCAGACAATTCTGCTTTTTGCAGTTCTCGCCATCTGGCTGTGCATCAGCGCAGTCATTCTGATCAGCAGTATCCAGTCCTTCATCTATGACCGCAAGCGTGAAAAGCGTGAGCGGGAACAGGCGGCCCGTGACGCAGAGTATCACGAAAACCGCATGAAGCTGCTGGAGAAATAACAACCAATCCCCAGGGCGGCGGAGCGATCTGCCGCCCTATTGGGGTATGGAAGGAAGTGACGAAATGCAAACCTTATCAATCGACCTGGAGACCTATAGCG